TATATCATCGATCAATTCGGCAAAGCGATCGGAAATGCGGAAGAAGATGCCTTCCTCAATGGCGATGGCAAAGGCAAGCCGCTGGGCATTTTCGCTGCCGACGGCGGTGGACAGAAGGCCGTCACGCTGGATACGGCGAAGATTTCAACCGATGACATTCTGACGCTGATCTACGCTTTGAAGCGTCCGTACCGCAAGAGCGCAAAGTTCATCCTGAACGACCAGACACTCGCCGTACTTCGCAAGCTGAAGGATGCCAATCAGGCGTATATCTGGCAGCCATCGTACACCGCCGGGGAACCGGATCGCCTGTGCGGGTATGAGGTTTTGACCTCCGCTTACTGCCCGGTGCTGGAAGCGGGAAAGAACTGCATCGCGTTTGGTGACTTCTCGTACTACAACATCGGCGATCGCGGTGTACGTTCCCTGCAGGAACTGCGTGAACTGTTTGCGGGCAACGGAATGGTCGGTTATGTGGCCAAGGAGCGTGTCGATGGCAAGCTGGTGCTGCCAGAAGCTGTACAGCTTCTTGGCGTCAAAGCAGCCTGAGCAGCGTATCGCATAGAAAGGAGACAGTGACATGACTGTAACGCTGGATGAAATGAAGGAATATCTGCGAGTGGATGGAGATGAAGAAGATGCGCTCATCGCCAGTCTGATCAAAAGTGCAGAAGCTCTGTGCAGTGATATCCTGCGGGCAGATTCCGGTAAGGTTCTGGATGAAAGCCCGGCTGTCAAAGCGGCAGTCATGTACACCGTCGCCTATCTCTTTGAAAACCGGGAAAATCCCGACCTGCATCAGCTGATCCTGATGTTACGTGCTGTGCTGTTTGGTGAAAGAAAGGCGGTGTTTTGATGGATATCGCCGCATTGAATCAGCGCGTTACATTCCAGAAGGCTCATATTGTCACCGATAAGAACGGCAACCATCGTACCTTCTGGGACGACGCCTTTACCTGCTGGGCAACCATCGGATCTCAAAGCGGGACCGAAAAGGACGCTGCCGGTCAGACCATCCCAAGCGATACCTTCTCGGTAACTGTCCGCTGGTATTCTCTGACCAGTCAGGTGACAAGTGATCACTACCGGATCGTGGTCAATGGGACGCCTTATAACATTCTCAGCGTTGACCATTTGAATTACAAAAAACATGCGGTGAAGTTTTACTGTCAGAAGGAGCCGGGACATGGCTGATATCAAAGTATCGGTCGATGAAATGGATCAGGCAATCAATGAGCAGCTTCAAAAATACGCCGGTTCTATCACCGAGGATATGAAGGACAGCCTGCGGGAGTCGGCAAAGGAAATGCGCAAGGACATCTCCCGTAATTCCCCGGTTCGTACCGGCAGGTACAAAAAGAGCTGGACTGTGAAGAAGATCGCAGAAAACAGTATAAGTCTGGAACTGGTCATGCACTCCAAAAACCGCTACCAGCTCACGCACCTGTTAGAGCATGGTCATGCCCTGCGCAATGGCGGACGGGTCGAAGGAAAGCCCCACATCAAACCGGCAGAAGAAGCCGGAAAGAAGAAGCTGGTGGAATCGCTGAAGGAGAAGATTCAACATGAGAATTGAAGAATGGAAGGCACTGGCGGAAGAAACAGGTTTTCCTTCTGCCTACGACCACTTTGCGGAAGGCGAATCGCCCGCACCGCCATTTCTGATTTACCGCTTCAACGGTTCTGATAACTTTGCGGCAGATGGGATTGTGTACCATCCGATTAACGAAGTGCATCTGGAACTATACACCGATCGGAAAGACCCGGAAACAGAATCAACAATCGAAGCCCTGCTGACAAAGCACGGCCTTTTTTATCAGAAAAGCGAAGTATGGATATCTGAAGAACGTCTGTACGAAGTGCTTTATCAAATGGAGGATTGAACAGAATGAGTTCGAACAAAGTGAAATACAACCTCTGCAACTGCCATTGGGCAGCGTTAACTGTTGGGGAGGATGGGGCACCAACCTACGGTACCGTGAATCCCCTGCCGGGGGCGGTGTCGCTGACGCTGAGTCCTAATGGGGAGCCGGATCCGTTTTATGCGGACGGTGTGCAGTATTACGTCGTGAATAATTCCATGGGATACGATGGCGATCTTGAGATCGCGCTGATCCCGGATGAGTTCCGTGCGGAGATCCTGAAGGAAACCAAGGACAGCAATGGTGTTCTTGTTGAAAACAGCAACGCTGAAACCGGCAGCTTCGCTCTGTTGTTTGAGTTCGATGGCGACCAGAAGAAGATCCGCCATGTTCTCTACAACTGCTCTGCTGCCCGTCCCAACATTGAAGGAGCAACCAACACGGAAACCAAAGAAGTCAAAACGGAGACCCTCTCTTTGAAGGCACGACCGCTTGCCGATGGTCTTGTTAAGACAAAAACAACGGCAGAAACCTCGGAAGCTACCTATACCAGCTGGTACAAGTCTGTCTATATCCCTAAGATCACGGAAGCTTCTGCATCCACTGGAGGAACCGGCGCATGAGTCTCGAAAAGACAATCATGATTGACGGCAAAGAGGTGAAGTTCAAAGCCTCTGCTGCCATTCCGCGTCTTTATCGGATTCAGTTTGGACGCGACATCTATCGGGATATTGCATCACTGGATAAAGCCATGAAGAAATCGAATTCGGAACATTCCGAACTGGATCTTCCATCGCTGGAGGTGTTCGAGAATATCGCCTATATCATGGCCCGTCATGCCGATCCTACGGTCCCGGATTCCGTTGAGGAATGGCTGGATAAGTTCAGCACATTTTCCATTTATGAGATCCTGCCGCAGCTGATTGAGTTATGGGGACTGAACGTGGAAACCCAGGTAGAGGCTAAAAAAAACAGCACAGCATTTCGCGGGAAATGACAACGCCGCTGTTTCTGCTGCGGTGCGTAGAACTTGGCCTTTCCTTATCTGAATTAGACCTTCTTACGATCGGGATGATCAACGACATGTATTGCGAGAAGAACAACGATGACTACGACTATCCTGCTGTCGCTTCGCAGGATGATATGGACAAATTCTAAAGAAAACAAAATCGTTGCAACAACAGATGATGTGGCCAAAACCAGCGTTAAGGATGTTTTGACCTTCTATGAGGTTCAACGCAAAAAGCTGCATACAGGCAAGGTGTTGTCTACATGCTGGCGCACAGCTTTTGGCAATTGTTTCTAGCTTCTCATACTCTGGATGAGCGCGGCTATCCATTGAGCGCCGGTTCTTCCGGTTGCGGCGAGCAGAATGCCGTTAATGACAAACCATGCCACAAGGAAGACAATGACAGTAATGAAGAATGTTTTCTTTCCTGACATGATGATCCTTTCTGTATGTGGTGATATTCCAATCATATTTGATTTGTCATCATAAATACAGTCCTCTGCATGTTCCAAATATTCATTCAGCAGAATGCAATCATGAAACACTATCCGATCCGTTACATGCAGGAAAGTCACATCAAAAGGTTTGTGTTAATACGATCGGACATACGCTCGCCATTTCGGCGGGCTTTTTCATTCACGGAAAAAAGGAGGGTCACTAATGGCAGATCGAATCAGGGGCATTACGGTTGAAATTGGCGGTGATACGCTCAACCTGCAGAAAGCCCTGCAGGATGTCAACAAGAAGATCAGCCACACTCAGTCAGAGTTGAAAGATGTCAACCGTCTGCTGAAACTGGATCCCGGCAATACCGAACTGCTGGAGCAGAAACAATCCTTTTTGAATGATGCCATTGCGGAAACAAAGGAAAAGCTGAAACAGGAAGAAGAAGCGTTAAAGGCCGCTGCACAGGATAAGAACTTTCCGACCGATAAGATGAACGCCTTAAAGCGGGAAGTGATTGAGACAAAAGAGAAGTTAAAGGATCTGGAGAAACAGGCGGATTCCTTTGGCTCTGTTGCCTCCCAGCAGTTTCAGGCCGCCGGGCAGAAACTAAAGGATCTCGGTGGAAAAATCACCGATGCCGGAACAACTCTCTCGAAATCGGTAACGGCTCCAATCGCAGCCGCTGGCGCGGCGTCACTTGCCGCATTTAACGAAGTTGATGCCGGGATGGATATCGTCGTCACCAAAACCGGAGCGACCGGAGCAGCGTTAGAGGACCTCCAGAATTCAGCGAAGGAACTTGCTTTAGAGATTCCAACGGACTTTGAAACGGCAGGTGCAGCGGTTGGTGAAGTCAATACGCGTCTTGGCTTAACCGGTCAGGCCTGCAAGGACCTCTCGGCGCAATTCATTCAGTTTGCGGCCATCAACGGAACCGATGTTTCTACTTCCATCGATCAGACCCAGAAGATTCTGGAGGCCTTCAATCTGTCCGCT